TGGATGCAAACTTTAATTTGCAGACCGAAATCGTTACGATGAATGGTCAGTCTGCCGTTACGACAACAAATACTTTCATTCGTGTTTTTAGAATGAGAGTCACCGAAGCGGGAAGTGGTGAAATCAATGCAGGTAATATTACTGCATCAATCGGTGGAGCAGATGTTGCTCGTATCTTAGCTGATAAAGGTCAAACTTTAATGGCTGTATATACTGTTCCTGCTGATAAGAAAGCATACCTTGTTAAGTTTCAAGGCTCGTTGAGTAAGAACCAAGAGGCAAACTTTCAGTTAAGAACAAAGGTATATAATGATGGAGCATGGAATGTGAAGGGTTTGTGGGGAACATTTGCAAACGCTATCACATATGACTATCCAGTTCCTTTGGAGTTTGATGCAAAGACGGACATTCAGGTTCGTGGTAAAGCAGGCGCAACATCAGAGATGGGCGCAATATTCGATTTAATTTTGGTGGATAACTAATGAGAACATTTAATCAACACTGTGATTGCGGTAGTGAATCCGCACTTGTAGAAAACAACATCTACCGTGTTGGTTCAGAGATGTATTTTGCTTACTGGCGAGACCTAAGAGAACAATACTATAAAGGTGAAATTGAGATTGACCCAAGTGAGGTTGATATCATGGAATCCGATTTAGGTGAGTTCGCAATGTTCCAAGGTGAGAACGTTGCCTTGGACTGTATCTTCGAAGAAGAAAAGAAGGAACTAAATAAACCTAAACGTGGTGGGCCAAAGAAGTATTACGTATATGTCAAAGACCCATCTACAGGTAACATCAAGAAAGTTTCTTGGGGTGATACCACAGGACTGAAAGTCAAACTTGATGACCCTGCTGCTCGTAAATCATTTGCCGCTCGTCATAAGTGTGACCAACAGAACGACAAGACAAAGGCTGCATACTGGGCATGTCGATTGCCTCGTTATGCAAAACAATTAGGACTTAGCGGAGGAGGTTCATTTTTTTGGTAATGAGTGAAACGGTATATAGAGAGTTTCCGCTAGAACAAGGTAAGAACGGATTTATCAGAATATGGGACGAAAATGTCCTTGAATCTGATTTAGTATGGCACAGAGACAAAGAGACTCGTGTCATAGAAGTAATGGAATCAGGTGGTTGGCAGTTTCAAACAGATAACAATCCCCCGATTAAATTAGAAAAAGGTATGAAATATACCATACCAAAAATGGTATATCACAGATTAATAAAAGGTCAATTTGACCTTGTGTTAAGATTAAAAAAGGTATAAATAGAAATAGAACTTTTTATTCTATGGGAATAGTAATATGGCAACAAGAGAAACACAGTCACAACGACTAGACCGCATCGAAGATAAGATTGATAAGTTATCTGATGCAATGGTATCTTTGGCACGTGCAGAAGAAAAACTGATTGCAATCGAGAAAAATAATCATGCGGGTATTGAACGTATGAATCGTTTCTCTCAGAAGTTAGACGATATAGAAAAGAAAGTTGAACAAAATGCCCAAACAGTGGGCGTAATTAATCGATTATTTTGGATTGTGATTGTAGCAGCCGCTGGTGCAATCGTATCCAGTTTTTGGATGTAAACGGAGATAACAATGAAAACATCTGACATAAAAAGATTGGGTGACCTTTACCGTCAAGTAGTAGAGTCTACATCCAAAGACGCAGAGGAAGTCCTCGAAGCAAAAGCAAAAAACGAAGACAACACCAACGACAAGTCTGACGATGGTGACGGTCTTGATAAAGTCCAACCAAAGGCAGTCAAGAAGAAATTCAAAGACCGTAAGGACAAAGACATCGACAACGATGGTGATGTAGATTCATCTGACGAATATCTACATAAAAGACGTAAAGCAGTTTCCAAAGCAGTATCTAAAGACGAATCTAAAAAAGATTTCGTAGCAGCTGCTCGTGACGCTAAGAAAAATGGTGATAAAGAATTTGTATTCGCTGGTAAGAAATACCCTGTCACTGTAGGCGAATCACTCGAAGAAGGTTTGACCGAAGGTAAAATGAAACAGTTTCATCAAATGATGGATGACGGTAAATCTGCTGATGAGATTGCAAAAGCATTGAAACTTGATATCAAATCTGTAAAAGCATTGATGAAAGAACAAGAAGACAAGCCTTGTCCTGTCTGTGGTAAAGTTCATCCTGACGATGGTCGCCACGATGATGTCAAAGAAGCAAAACATGCCAAGAAAAAAGTAGAAGAAGAAGAAGACGAGGAAGAAGAAGAACCACGTCCAATTCCTGTTCCGCCTAAAAAGAAAAAGGATGATGAAGAAGATGAGGGTGACGAAGGTGATGCCGATTCAAAAGACGATGGTGATGACAAAGAGGACGCACCAAAGAAAGATAAAAAGAAGGATGACAAAAAAGGTGGAGACAACCCCCACACATCCGACAAGACACCCGAAATCTCTAAGATTGAAAGCGTGAAGGTCAAAGAAGCATTTGATGATTTTTGGACAAGATTCGAAGGTCTGATGGAGAAACGTAAAGAAGCCAAAGGTGCAACTGACCCTGAAGGTTTGACTGATAAAGAATCTCCTAAGTCTAAAGAATTTATTGCAAAACATAACGTTGAAAAAACTGACGAAGAAGATGAGATTAAGAAGAAGAACAGTAAAGAAGACGGTGGTGTGAAACCTAAGTCTGGCAAACGTCCTGCTGATTCTACAGTCGGTGAAGCGAAGTCTCTCGTTGACCTTGCAAGAGAAGTTCTCTCAGGCGAGAACCCTAACGCATTTTCAGAAATGAAAGGTGATGGGATTGAAGATGTATCGAAGAAAGAAAAGAAACCATACGATGGTCGAACAAAAGAAGCAAAAGCATTTTTAGAAAGAATGGGTAAAAGGAAAAATTATGGCAATTAAGGCTCCTGCTTGGTGCAGTAACGCAATCCCAACCCGCAACGGTTGGGAAGACCCTGATACGGGTGAACTGTATGTTTCTAGTGGATTCTCTCAGACTCAGATTGATGAGTTCTTTGGTAGGAATCAAGTAGTAGAAGAACCTCAAGTATTGACAGAAGCACCTGTCGGTAATAAGTCTCTTGATGAGATGAATAAGGTTGAACTAGAAGCATTGGGTAGACAACACGGTGTTGAGTTAGATAGACGTTTGAAAAAAGAGACTTTACTGGAACAAGTAAAAGACCTTTTCTAAATCCCTAGATAATAACATATCTAGGATTTTATATAATGAAACTGACAAAAGATAACTTAATATTATTTGCTGCTCAAAACTATTACAACCCCAAATGTATTGATAGTGAAGAGTTCTTCGAAGACTTAAAGAGATTTAAGTATATAAAAAGATTACTCAATCGATACAATGAAAGTGGGATATTAAGTGAAAGACTGATACTAAATCATCTTATTGTGATTTTTAATGTATTTGGTAATGAAGCAGGATTAGATATTCTCGAACTGAGAATTGAAATTGAACACTGGAATGTCATCAAACCGTTTTTGATATTTCTCAATGTGATTACAAATGACATGTATACCAACATTGAAATGGATTCGAAAGTGGTGGATGCATTAAGAGAAATTAAAAGAGCGTAAGATGGGACTATTAAAATCAGCTGCAGACCTTGTATTCACAATAAGATTTCTAAAACTTCTTGTGACTCCCTTCGAGAAACTTGGTGCATTCAAAGCGGGTATCATCGACAAAGATGGTAAAAAGAATCCCGACTTCAACACTAATTCAACGGATAACAGAGAGGCGTATAGAACACACTATACTCCTTTCATTCGTCTTGTTATCAATCTAAAAAGACTTCTCGCAAAAGCGCCAGGCGGACAATCAGTTCTTGCAAGATACGGTGCTGCTCTACTATTGATTAAAGAACACGGTCAACTATCCGATGATAATCTCGAAAAGATTATTAACGAAGCGGGTATTGACCCAATCGGTTTGGTCGAATCAACCAACAAATGGTTTGTCCTTGATGACAATTGTCTTGGGCCAGGCGTTTATCGTATGTTGAACGATACGGTAATATGTGATACATTCGAAGACCTTGTAAAGAAAGACGATAAGATTCGTGTGACCGAAGATAAAAACAGTCCTGTAGATAATATCATGGGTGTGGATATTTACGAAGCAATCCACCTGAACACCATGAAAAAGATATATATAGCCTCAGGGGAAATAACAAGATGAAGACATTCAAGACATTTAGCGAAGAGATGACGGGAGTCGGTTCAGCTGCTGGTTTGACTGGCGAACCACCTGTGCATAAAGATAAAAAGAAAGATAGGTCTGTCTTGTTACGTAGATTCATTGATAAAAGGAATGAATCGAATAGAATAAAGAAAGAAAGGGGTATGAAGTAATGATGAGTGGATTACTAGGAAGTCTGTTAGGATTCGGTGGGTCAATCGTTCCCGCTATCACAGACCATTTCAAAGCAAAAAGCGAACAGAAATTTGAACTCGCCAAGATGGAAAAGATGGCTGAGTTGCGAGCAGCTGGTATGGATTTCGAACTAAAGATGTTCGAAACACAAGCTGCGGATAAAGAACACGAGCGATTGATTCAACACGATATCTCAATCAATCAAGGAACAGGAATTGTGGCAGGACTACAGAAGTCAGTCCGTCCAGTAATCACATACTGTTTCTTTGGATTGTTTGCTGCTATCGAGGTTACTTTACTTTTAGAAGCACTAGAACAAGGTGCGACTATTAGTGAATCATTAAACATCCTATGGGACGATGACACAAAGGCAATCTTTGCTGCTATCATTTCGTTTTGGTTCGGGTCTCGTGCGATAGATAAATCAAGAAAAGTTTAATCTTTCCTTGACATTATCTGCTAGTTAGTGTATATTACTATACATTGAACTTGTGCCTACGCACATCTAAACTTATGGGACACGAATGACAATTCAAATAAACAAAAAACAGGACGAACTACTTGCAGAATATGCTGTAGGTATGTTGAAAGACTTTTACCTCAAAGACCACGAATCCTCTCCACAAGAGGGTTACGCACGTGCAGCTCAAGCATGGTCATCCTACTTGGGAGAAACCGATAATGAACTCGCTCAGCGTCTTTACGACTATGTTAGTAATAAGTGGTTTATGTTTGCTTCTCCAGTATTATCTAACGCACCAAACGGAGAAGCAAAGAAAGATAAGGGAATGCCCATTTCTTGTTTCCTTACATACGTCCCTGATACTTTGGAAGGTCTCATTGACCATAGTTCTGAGTTACGTTGGCTTAGTGTTTATGGCGGGGGTGTCGGGGGTCATTGGTCTGACGTGCGAACCGTGTCTGACATTGCTCCAGGCCCGATTCCGTTTCTACACACCGTAGACGCAGACATGATTGCTTACCGTCAAGGTAAGACACGTAAAGGTTCGTATGCAGCTTATATGAGTGTGCATCATCCTGACATTGTAGAGTTTCTGAACATTCGTATTCCGACAGGAGACGTGCAACGTAAAGCATTAAATCTTCATAACGCAATCAATATTACTGACGAATTCATGACTGCGGTTATAAATAACGATGAGTATGAACTACGTGACCCCAAAGACAACGCAGTCAAAGAACGAATCAATGCACGTAAGATTTGGGAACGTATTCTTGAAGTAAGATTCAGAACAGGTGAACCGTATCTCAACTTTATTGATACTGCAAACAAATATCTACCTGAGAATCTAAAGGAGTTAGGTCTACAAATCCACGGGTCAAACCTGTGTAACGAGATTCACCTTCCAACTGGCCCTGATAGAACGGCAGTTTGTTGTTTGTCATCTCTAAACCTAGAATACTACGATGAGTGGAAGAATACGACTATTGTCCGTGACCTTGTTCGGATGCTTGATAATGTCTTGCAGTATTTTATCGACAACGCACCCGACACAATCGAAAGAGCGAAATATAGTGCGATGCGAGAAAGAAGTATCGGACTTGGAGCAATGGGATTCCATAGTCTCTTGCAAAAACACGGAGTCGCATGGGAATCCGAATCCGCAAGAGAAATCAATAAAGTCATCTTCGAACACATCAAATCAGAAGCAGTCAAAGAAACTGAACTCCTTGCAGAAGAAAGGGGTGAGTATCCTGATGGTGAGGGAACTGGTAAAAGAAATGCTCATCTTTTGGCGATAGCGCCAAATGCATCTAGTGGTGTTATTCTATCAACAAGTCCATCTATCGAACCACTGAAGGCGAATGCATATACTCACAGAACTCGTGCGGGTTCGTTCTTGGTAAAGAACAAATATCTGAAACAGTTACTTGTTGAACGTGACATGGATAACGATTCTACATGGACATCGATTATCACCAAAAAAGGTTCGGTTCAACATCTTGACTTCCTGACCGAAGGTGAGAAAGCAATCTTCAAGACTGCGGATGAACTTGACCAAATGTGGTTGGTGACTCATGCAGCTGAAAGACAACCATTTATTTGTCAGGGACAATCAGTCAATCTGTTTTTCCCTGCTGAATCAGATAAGGCGTATGTGAACCGAGTCCATTACAACGCATGGAAACAAGGACTCAAAGGTCTCTACTATCTGAGAACCGAAGCAAAATCTCGTGCAGAGAATGTATCAGATAAAGTAGAACGTATTGCACTAGAAGATGACAAACGTAGTATCATCTACGGTAAGAAAGATTGTCCGTTCTGTGCAATGGCAAAAGAAGAACTAAAACTTCGAGGTATTGTATTTGATTATATTGACCTTGAAGAGATTGGTAAAACCGCAAAAGAAGTAACGGGACGTAAAGTGAAGACTGTTCCGCAGATTTACATTGAAGGTGAATATGTCGGTGGTTATGATGAATTGATGGTTCATTTTAATCAAGGTGAAAATAATATTGATGATGGAGATGAATGTAAGGCGTGCGAAGGTTAGTTGTATTTGGTGATAGTTTTACGGTAGGGTATGCAGAGAATCAAGAAGATTGCACACCCTTTCCTGAGTTTTTAGGCGAAAGTCTAGACCTAGAAATTATAAATAAAGGTTACCGTGGAAACAGTGACTATGTAATATGTTATGATGTCTTGAACTGGTTTAGAGAAAACCCTGACAAGATTAAAGATTCAGTATTTCTGTGTGTATTCTCAGGGTGGAGAAGAGGATACAAAGTAATAGCATATGAAGATGGTAAAACAGAAGTTCGAGGTGGATACAAAAAAAAATTTGACGCTGACGGTGAGATGAATCTTCCTCAAATACATAGACATCAAGTTGAAACTTCTCATTGGGCCTTGGTGAAATTATTTGAGGAATATAATGTTCCTTTTCTTTTCACTTCTTCGTTTTCGGATATAAAGAAATTTAATTATGATTTTATACTTCCACCCAAAAAGTATTATATTGAAGGTGATGTTCCGAACAATACATTATTAGACATTTGTAAAGATACGTGGGGCATGAAATCAGGCCCTATACCAATAAAACATTATTTAACACAGTTCCATTGGGACTTTAGAAAAGGCAGTAAAGCATCCCATGACTGTTTAACGGATTGTGGTCACCCTAATGAAAAAGGGTCAAAGAAGATTGCAAAATTCCTAGAACCATATATATTAAAAGCAATAACGGAGTAGAAATGTCACTTTTAGATTTTAGTAAAACATACAAACCGTTCCAGTATCCTTGGGCGGTAGAACTAACAAAAAAACACGAAGAGATTCATTGGATTGAGGACGAAGCGGAGTTGTCCGAAGATGTCCAAGATTGGAGAACCAAACTCACCGATGGTGAGAAAGAATTTATTACGCACGTTCTAAGATTGTTCACTCAGTCAGATGTGCAAGTTGGTGAGAACTATCACGAACTACTTATTCCACGTTTCAAGAATAATGAAGCACGTAACATGTTATCATCTTTTGCGAATCGTGAGGGTGTTCACCAACGTGCATATGCATTGTTGAATGATACGCTTGGTTTACCTGACGAAGACTTCCATGCATTTCTTGAATACAAAGAGATGGCAGACAAGATTGACTTCATGAAAGAAGGTAATATCAATACTCATACAGGACTTGCTCTTGCACTTGCACAGTCAGTATTCAACGAAGGTATGTCAGTGTTTGCATCCTTTGTGATGCTTCTGAACTTCCAACGTTTCGGTAAGATGAAGGGTATGGGAACAATCGTTGAGTGGTCTATTCGTGACGAGACTCTACACGTTCAGGGTAATGCAAAACTATTCAGAACATTCTGTGAAGAACATCCTCGTGTTGTCAATGACGAACTAAAATCTAAAATCTATTCTATGGCAAGAAACGCTGTCAAACTAGAAGACAAGTTCATTGACCTTGCATATGCCAACACTGAAATCCAAGGTCTTGAGAAGGATGATGTAAAAGCATATATTCGTCATATTGCAGACCGTAGACTTTTACAACTTGGTATGAAAACAAAATTCAAACAAAAAGACAATCCACTGCCGTGGTTGGATTGGGTATTAAATGGTGCATCTCACGACAACTTTTTTGAGAAACGAGTGACCGAATATTCTGTGAATGGTCTCTCAGGTGATTGGGGTTGGGACGAGGTTGCAGCCTAGTGGGAGAAGAATTCACTTACGCTATTGATTGTGATATGTGCGAAGTGGAAACTGAAGTCACGGTAATGCACGTAGATGTCAGACCACAGTTCTGTCCTATGTGCGGTGCCGAAGAACCTGATATAGAGTTGATAGATGAATGATTTACGTAGAAAAATAGTAGCATGTTTTATATTCGTCATATTCTTTTGGATGTGGCCCTATCGACTATTCACTAAGAGAAATAACTGTTACTTTTGGACACTAGAAAATCTAATCACCAAAGGTGGTTCGGTTAAATGGTATAAGAGTGCAATATGGTTTGGATATCATTGCACTTGGATTGACCCCAATGGTGTCGAATGGGAATATACTCTACCAAAGATGAGACGCACATCTCTGTGGAAAGTTATGTGGTATGAAGGTGTTGTTCGTGAGTTTACTCGCCGAAATAATCACTTCCTAAGATAGACATAGATAGTTGTATGGAATGGACATACAACGATAAACCCTTTGACCCTACCGAAGAATTCTTGGCAGACTATCAAGGATTTGTGTATGAGTTAGAAGAATTATCTACTGGTAAAAAGTATATCGGTAAGAAATTCTTTTGGTCAACACGCAGACTTCCGCCTCTCAAGGGTAAGACTCGCAGACGTGTAAAGAAGGTTCAATCCGATTGGAAAGATTACTACGGTTCGTCCGAAGAGGTAAAATTACTCGTAGAAGGGGGTCAGGACTTCGCCAGGCGAGTTCTGAGACTATGCTCTACCAAAGGGGAGTGTTCATACTACGAAGCAAAACTACAATTTGAAAATGATGTCTTGCTTCGTGATGATTACTACAATGAGTTTATTGGATGCAAAATCCACTCAAAACATCTACCCAAGAAGGGTTAACAAAGGAAATCCATAGAAACCAATAATCAACCAACGCATATTGCTTTTCCAAATCTCACGGTCTCGTTTGTTCATCCGTTTTCCATAATTAAACATAACAACCTCTCTCTCTCACTTACATACTTAATATAACAACAAGCGCCATATTTTGTCAAGTAAAAAAGACCGCTTATTTTGAAAAAAAGCGTTGACAAAACCTGCCTGGCTTGTTAGCTTAGCCATATGATAATAAAGAACGGAATCATTGCGGAGAGGTTGGAAGACCCGAACTGCATTTTCGAATTCGAGTTAGGGGACAACCCTGAACTTATTGCGTTACTCCAAGATAAGAGTAACGAAGCGTGGAATGAACTTTGGGATATCGTCAGTGAAGTAAATCCTGATGCTGACCCAAGAGGTAGAATGAACGTAAAATACATCGTGATTGACGGTGTTAAGAGAGTGTTTCACTAATGGATTATCCTAAAAGAGATATTCAATACGAAGGGTATGAAGCCCACATTGACGGTGAATTCCATCATGGAATCATACTAGAAGTAACTGAAGACGGTCTTATGGTAAGACCTACAGCTAAAGATTTTGTATATTCTAAAGGTCATGACAGATATGACCCATATTGGATTGCAAAGGAAGATTTCGATAAAGTCAAGTTAGAACTATGGGATGACAACTGGGGTTGTGACGATAGTGCGATAGGTCTTGACGGTTGTTTCGAACCGTGGAGACACGTTTGGGATGAAAATAATTTGAAATTTTCTTACTATTAACGCTTGACAAAACGTGCTGGACTTGTTATTATAATAACATAATGATGATTGAGAGAGGAAACGAAATGTTGAAATTCAATGAGGTTGGTTACCCTAACGACCAAGAGAAACAGGAGTTTGTTGACTATCTGTTGATGTTCTATGGAAAGAACGACCCCGAAGCGATTTACGGGGAAGAAGTTGGAATGGAAAAAGCGGACGCTGTGAAGTTCATGAACGTTTACCTTGAAGGTGACTTCAAAGGTTACGATGGATATCACATGTGGGGTGGTGGTGACACTATTGACCGTGAGAAAGTTTGTGAGTTATTCTTAAATGCTAAGGAGGTTGCGTAATGGGAATTCATGTAGACATTTATAAATCAGGTGACTATGACTGCACAATGGGTGGTGAGTCATCTTATGCAAAAGGTTTCACTGTGGTAAACGCAGAAGGCCCTTTTGAACCGTGCGAAGACTATCCAGCTGCTGAGTTGGTTATGGCTGAACCAATCGGTGGTAGGAAAATACTCAGGTTGATTCCTGAATCGAAGAAAGATAAGTGGACTATGTTCGGTGGCAACTACGCATCAACATCTGATTCAAGGTTCTCAGAGCTCTGTGAAGATTTACTTGGCGGTTCATTCTACGGTGCGGTTGCGATTCACGACAGGGTGGAGGCATAATGGAATACGTTAAAGGAACATTACTTGAGGAGTATTTCCTCAACCCGCACTTCAAACCAACTCCCGAAGAACAACAGGAGTTGGATGAATTTTTTAACAAAAAACCCTTGACAAAAGATGCCGAGGGTGATACTATAGCTTTGTAATTGATTGAGAGAGGTAAATAAATTATGGCGTATGTAAGTCAACAAATGAAAAAAGAACTTGCCCCTGCTATTAAAGAGGTGTGCAAGAAGTATGGATACAAGGTGTCTTTGAGTGTTGACAACCATAGCACTTTGGTTGCGAAAGTCAAGGGTGCTAGGAAAGTTCTTGAGGACTATGTTGCGAAACAACAAGACCCTCAGATACAATTGAAGAGGGAAGTGTATCACATGGGCCCTATCGACATCGATACAGTTGTTGAAGAGAGTGCCCAGTGGGGACACAAAGTCAACGAGTATTGGATTGAAGATAACTATGTTGGCGACAGTGTTGAGTTCTTGAACGAACTTGTGGCTGCGATGAAAGGCCCGAACTTCTTCTGTGAAGATGATGCGATGACTGACTACTTCCACAGAAGTCACTACATTGATATTGAGGTCTATGCGTAAGGTGAAAGGATGATGGTATGATTACTCAAGAGGAAATTCAAAAGAAACTGACTGCTATTGAAGGAATGATTGAAGTTGCGAAGACTCAATTAGAACTGGCGATTGTAAAGAAAGATACCGAAGGTCAGTTTAACGCTCAGTATTTGGTAAACGAATACGAAGGCATGTTGCAAGAAACTAAAGAGTTCTACGGCATATAGATAGTTTTATTGCGGAGTTCGTATAGTGGTATTACCGTAGATTTCCAATCTACAGATGGGGGTTCGATTCCCTCACTCCGCTCCAATTATTGCCCCTTCGGGGGCATTCTGCGTAGGAGACAAAATGAAAAGTGGAAAAATTTGGGGTAACACACAACTGATTGAACATAACTCTACATTCGAATTTCATCGAATTGAGTTCATGGCAAATCATTGTTGTTCCGAACATTATCACAAGACCAAGTGGAACGGATTCTTTGTTGAATCAGGAACACTCTTGGTGAAAACGTGGCAAGAAGAACCGAATGATAGCAGACCTAATATGCTCTGTGACCAAACTGTTCTTCGAGCAGGTGACTATTACAAGGTAGCGCCTGGCAAATGGCACCAATTCGTTGGTGTCGATGACGGAGTTGCATTCGAACTGTATTGGGCTGAATTTGATGGTGACGATATTGTCCGAAGAACTCAAGGAAAAAAACTTGAAAAAGGAAGCGTTTGAAGAGTTTCAAATGCATATATAATACTATAGAGGTTATAGAATGGAAAAAGAAGTTTTCGAACTTTTTGAGGATTTCTCAAAACTAACTAAAAAGGCAGATAAGATTAAATTTCTGCAAGACACAGGGAACTCAGTTCCCGCATTCAAAGACATCATTCGTGGTTCTTTTGACCCACGCCTTGTCTTCGCATTGCCTGAAGGTAATCCCCCTTACACGCCAAACAAACCCGAAAGTGTTCCTTCAACACTTCGTATCTTACATCGTCAGTTTGGTGATTTCATCGAGGGTAGTAATCGTAATGAACGATTAGGTCAACTCAGGACAGAAACCAAATTTATACAATTACTGGAGAGCATCCACGCTGAGGATGCATTGCTTGTTCTAAGTATGAAGGACAAGAAATCTCCCGTCAAAGGTTTGACTAAAAAATTAGTAATGGAGGCGTTTCCGAATATGATTCCTTCCACCTAATTTTCTTTCTTTGTTATGTGCATAATAACTAGAAAAGGAGATGTTTATGCCGTATTATCAGATAGAACGATTGAAGAATGACAGTCGAGAGTTAGACAACTACATTTACCGATTGAAGAAAAAAGGTAAAAATACGTTGGTCACTAAATTGACTCGAAAACGGGACTTTCTAAATCAGACTATCGCAGAATATGATGAGATTCAAATTCAACAAACAGCATAAATAAGGAAGGTGATTCATATCTCGGAAGGGCGCTAGTCGCCCTTTCGTCACTT